GTAGAAAATTCTACCATCAATATAGAATCTGCGGAAAGTATCCGTAGACATGTTTTGGTAATTCATTAGGTGAAGAACGCTTGTAAACTCTTCTTCGATAGCTTTTTTAATTTTTTCTGGTTGCTTCAAATCGTCCATAATGATACGTACTGATTTGCCGTTGTCGTTCTGAACAATTGCCTCATTGACGATATCATCAATAGCAGATTCAATCTCTGGTTGCATTGCCATTTCACGGTAGCGAGAGATTAATTCAACCTCATTCTTTGCTGTGCCATCTAAATCAACATATGTACCGTAATAAGCGGCAGACGAAATGGTTAAAGCCCCATCTTCGTTAGAAGGTGGAGCAAAGGTCTTCTCTGACTGCTGTTCAATGTCAGCCTTTTGTCGAGAAATCTGAAAGCCGAATAAACTTAGTGCCATATTTTTAAATCCATTTCAAATAAACATAATAAGGGGGAACGTATTCCCCCTCTACAAAATTAGGAAGTAGTATCTGACTCCCACCATTGATAGGCTAGAGTTGCAGTGAATTCTTCGATAGAATCATTTGCACCCCAGTCTAAGTCAATTGGTGACAAGTCAACAGGGAAAGCACCAACAAATTTATATGATTTGATGATGTTGCCTGCTTTATCATATTGGTCTACTTTAGCATCAACTGAATAACCTGTTGGTGTTACGGCAGAACCATTACGCACGTTAGCGCCATGAGAATTGATACCGTTCATCCAAGATTCAAAGGCTTTACGCACTTTGAAGTTTTCATCGTTGATGATTGTGATTGTCCAGTCAGCAAAGTTTCTATTTCCAGCAAACTTCAACTCACGACCGAAGTAATATAATGGTACAGTACCAACAGTTGAACCTGGTAATTGTGCAGTCTTACACAGGAATGTTAGTGCTTGTCCAGAATTTACTGAATCGTTAGTATAAGTTGGGAAAGTCATTGTGACTTGGAACAGGTTGGGACGAGCACCATCTCCAATGAGATTTGCACGAAACTCTGTTACGTTGAAAGCCATTTGTTTCTCCTATTTCTTATTATTTATTAAGCGCCACCAACGATTTCACTGAATTGTACACCAGAGCGAACTGCGATGAAATTCAATTGAATATAGTTGATTGAACGTGCTGGCTTAATATAAATGTCACCAACAAATCTGTTGCCATCAATAACTGCTTGTGTATTATTTGTTGAGTCACAAACAACACGGTAGTCATAGATGCCACGGCGACCTTTAATATCACGCAAGAAAGGTTCTACTAGAGCAACGAATTGGGCACGTGTAAATTCATCGTTGAGTTCAAACAATGAGAATTTAGATGCATTTGAAATTGCTTTTTCGAGAACAATAAACAGACGGCGGACATTAATTCTGCTGAATGCTGATGGTTGTGTTGTAAGTGTTTTGTCACCGAACAACAATGTACCTTGACCAGGTAATGAAACAACTGGGTTAACAGCGGCAGAATAAATCGTGTCACGTTGTGCTTGGTTTGGATTCCATGCCAATTTAACAACGTTCTTAACTGCGCCACGTGAATAACCAGCTGGTGAGAACCATGGGTCTGTGTTGTCATCTGTACGAACACATAGACCAGCCATGTCACCGTTTAATGGAATCCAACGATAAATGTTATTGTACTTGTCGTATTGGTATTTCCAACCAGAATCTGCGAAAGCGTAATTTGTGCTAGTTAATGAAGCGGCCCAAGCGGCAACAGCAGTAGTAGCGGCAGAAGCAGATTGACCAACAACTTGACCTTGTAGTGGAGATACGAAAGCAACGCAATCCATACGTGTTTTAGCAATGTTAGTTGCATAGTTTTGTGTTGTTGTATCCAAACCGTCACCAGTAACAATCAGAGAAATATCGATTTCATCTTTGTTAGAGAACAGATCAAGACCTGTTTGAACGTTTGCGGCTACAGCGGCAGAAGATGCACCACCTACCATGCTTGAGGTAGTTGTACCGAATGCTGGTGTGTAAACTGTTCCAGCAGAAGCATCAACGTCTGTGTTAGCAGAGAAAGCGGCAGTGTTATTCAATGCATAAATGTATCTTGAATTGTTACGAATAACAGTCTTCCAGTATGCTGGAGTACCATCATCATATACTGCATCTGGTGCTTGTGAAACATAAGAGAATGCTTCTAAAACTGTGTCTTTTGTTCCTGTGAACAAACCGTCTTCATCGATAACTGCAATGTGAATCTGGTCGTTTGCACCACCGTATGATGAAACAAATGGTGTTGTGCTTGGAGCACCAGCAAAACTAGACTTGTATGTCCAAGATGCGAAACCGTTTGTTGCATTAGCTGTACATACAGAAACTTTCAATGAGTTTCCTAATGCACCAGCGTAACGAGCACCGAAAGTTCCATGATAAGAGTTTGCAGTGAAACCATTATCGTAAGAATCTTCATTCTTTAAAAGAATTGCTGTGTTACCTGTTGTTGAATTGATAGTCGATGAACCTACAGCACGAACAACTTGGAGATTGTTACCATATGCTAAAAAGTTTGCGGCTGAAAAGAAAGATACACCTGTGTTCGCTACGCCTGAAGCTGCCGATGTATTGGCAGAAGGTTGTCCGAATACTGATGCTAATTCATTTTCTGTTGTTACGAGTGTTCTTTTTTCTGCTGGTCCCCATTGGAAGTCACCAACAAATGCACCGGCCGTAGTAGATACCGAAGGAACGACTGTGGTTAAGTCTACCTCTGATACGTTTACGCCTGGAGAAATTTGAAATGCCATTTTGATCTCCTTGTTATTATACTGTTACTTTGGCAATAACCTATAATCTATTTATTAAATGAAGGTTTTGTAGTTATGCTCTAAAAAATGAAGATATATTTTCCGAATCTTCCTTATTCAGCCAAACATCACCACCCTCCACGATATACTTGCTGTTGTTTCCATCATCAAAGATGCCAAAAGACGGCAATTCCTCATCTGATTGATTTAACATCTCTAACTGCATCTGTTTTCTAAGATCATGGTTAACAATCTCTTTGAAATACTGTTGAGTTGTCATCCATGCAAAGATGACCAGTGTCATAACAATGTCATCATTCGAACCTTCTTCAGCCTTGAAACTGTTCATACTTGAAACGAACGTTGTTAGCTGAGAGATGGTATCAAAATCGTTAATAATTAGTTTGTCGTTTTCAATTAAAGTCTTTAGATTTGAACATCCAATTCGTTTAACCTGGGGTGACATCTTAATACCCAGTTGAATACCTCTGCCGAAGCCGGTACCCATTGCTTGTGCTTTCTTATTTCCCGTTTCAATCTTTACTACGTTTTCATACTCTAAATCTTGGTGTAAAGTATCAGCAATTTGTGGTGTATTATTTATCTCAACCAAAACATACGCATCGTTGAACAGTCTGGCTGTATTGTAAATTACTGTAGGAAATAAGACTGGTGAAATTGATGAAGAATTGTACCTCGCAACCTGTCTGTATGGTACTGAAGATACGTCAAACACCGAGAACGATGATGCGTCCATGTTTCTACCTTCAGCAGGGTCAACTGTGATTGCATAGATGTGGTCTGCTGAACGTTCTTCATCTCCTTTGATCGGATACTCATAGAGATGTAGTAACTCATGCTTGGCAATTGGTTCTTTGTACACCATCTGTGCAAGTTTAGAACCGGAGATAAGTGTATTGGTAGAACCCAAGAATTCACATTCAAACTCTTGCCTGAACTGTTCTTCAGATGTGTTCTTAATTGTTTCATCTCTCCATTTTTCATCACGACCAGGAACCATTGACCAGTGAATCTCGAATGTTTTGTATCCGTTCTTTTTACCGATTGCATCCATCCACAGTTTGTAGAATAGATTCATGCCGTTTGGTGTAGAAACAATAATAATCTTTGTAGTTTTACCGGATGAGATAACAGGGTAAACAGAGTTAAAGAACTCATTGGCAATGTTAGCTGGAACGAACGCAAATTCGTCCAAGAATACAATGTTAAATGCTCCACCACGAACAGCAGAACTTGATGTTGAAGCGGCAATAATCTTTGAACCGTTTTCTAGTTCTACGTTACCTTTGTTCCATGTGATGACGCCTTGCTGTAGCCACATAGGTAAGTTTTCGTATGCTAGTTGATACTTTGCTAGAATGTCACGTGCGAGTGAACCCTTGTTAGCAAGAACGGCAATGTTTTGGTCTGCCGAGAAGAGTGTTACCCAAAGCAGATATGCAACTGAGGTTGTTGT